AACCGACAGTCATTTGCCGGCAGTCTACAAGAGACGCAGAGTATACAGCACAGAGCGAAACATACGCATACAGAACGGCACGTACACAGTGCACAGTATGGGCAAAGGCAATAAGACAACAGTATGCGATACATGGGAGGATGCAGTAACGGTATTCAATGCACAACTCGGCAAGCTACGCGGACACAAGCAACGTCTGAGCAATGGTAACATCATGCTGACGCAAGAGATACGCAAATGACAGAGCACTCACTAAACGCGTTTAGAGCACCGCAATATTATGACGTAAAAACGGAGGAACAGATGGAACTAATGCATTTAGGCATTACTTTGCAAGATAAAATCGAGTGGGTACGAGCAACGAAAGAACAGATGAACATCATGGCGTGTAAGCGCAGTAAAAACAGCTCCGTAGAAGACATTGAGGGGGATAGCGCAGGGGTATACATCCCTGTTTGCGGTTCGATAGACGTTAAGACATTCTTGGAGGCTAATCGCGAAGAGATGCAACTCATGTGGACAGCAGAGAACATTGAAGGGGCGGAGGGTGCGTATACTACGTTATACATAAAGCATATACCGTTTGATGGCGATGCAGAGATAGCGTGGACAATAGAGCTGTTACGCGATATGAAATCACCGTATTACTTAGTAAGGCTTGGGCGTATGCAGGGCGCGATAAACTCTATGAAACCAACAACGGAGCAGATGCGAGCGGCATTTATACTGCAACCTGTGATTGCTGAAGTGGCGAATTTACTGGTCTGCAAGCACTTCCCGCAGTTAATACTCTCGCAGTTTGAACAAAATAAATAAAAATATTTTATGTAACCTATTGACAACGTCTGACAACGGTCTATAATTAGCTCCGAGGTTTACGAAAACACAACAACTATTTAGGAGTAAACAACATGAACACCTATTTTCTAAGACACAAAGAAGTATTTAACGAGCTTTTCGTTACTGAACAGTGCAACATCATAAATAATCTTCAAGAAGCCTATGACAAGGGCAACTATGTCTCCATTCGTGGTCAAGACATGGAAAACTGCGAGGGCGTTTGTGCAACCCTCTACGGTTGCTACCAGCTCACACCAGATGAAGTAGCCGCTTACGATGCAAACGGAGGGCAGTGGACGTATTTAAAACCTGCCCCATTATACAAAGAGTTCACAGGCATAGATTTATAGTTTCATACCCTATCTAGTAGTGGGTTAAAACACTAGAGGGTAGAGGAGTGACGCCTTATAAGATGTTCATTTCAGTTGCTGGCTCTACCATACTAAATACTTTTAACTAATCAAGACTCATCCCCTTAAGGGATTGGAGAACGACATGAGTTTAGCATCATCAGCAATGCTTTCCACCTTATCAGTAACTCTGTGGACGGCTAGAAAAACAGACAAAATAGTAAGTCAGCAGATTGACGAGGCGAATAAAACCCTCGCCCGTGCAGGTAACTACCACAAACGTCTGCTTCCCGAAGACGACAACCTCCACAAAATCAAACGCATCGCTGATGAAGCGAGAGCGTATCACAATCAGTATACAAGCCCTTGGTCAGATGGTGGTCAGCGTCTGCTGACTACTGCGTATTTCCTGCCCTATAAAAAGGCAATGACCTCCTACCAGAACAGATTCTACGAAGCAGTAGACGAGTTCATTCCCCAGTATACCGTTAAGGTTAGCGGTGCGGCATTTAGTCTAGGCTTTTTGTTTAACCGCGATGAGTATCCAAGCGAGGAACAGGTGCGAAGTAAGTTTAGTTTCAGCGTGTTTTTTACGCCCGTCCCCCAAGCTGGTGATTTTCGCGTTGATGTGCAGAACGAAGCACTTGACGAGCTTAAACGTCAGTATGACGAAATGTATACGCATAATGTCAGAAAGATTAATCAAGACTTGTGGAATCGTATGTATACAACGCTCTCTCAGCTCAGTAACGGTCTGAAGATAGATGAAGACGGTAAGAAGGGTAGACTCTACGAGTCGGTGTTTGAGACAGCAGAAGAACTCTGCGACATCCTCCAGCATTTAAATATCTCTAACGACACACAGCTCGAGGAGATGCGCCAACAGCTCGAAGCGCAGATAGTAGGCGTAGACCTGCGTGATGTGAAGCAGTCAGACTTCATGAGACTACAGATGAAAAAACAAGTCGATGCAATGCTCGACAAATGGAACGACTAGGAGAAGAACAATGAACATAGGTGATAGAAGACATATAAAAGATTGGAAACGGACACATAAATTTGCACATTACAAGGGTGTTTTAAAGTGGAAACTAGACTTTACACTATGCGCAGGCAGTAAATGGTTAAGTGACCGAGATGACTTTCTTTATTACAACTCAATTAATTTAAAATAATACTGGAGAATACACATGAAACCATATGCAAACATCACAATGCAAAACGCAATCGATTTAATTAACGCAATCGGTGACACGACCACAGTCTTGGTACAAGGCGAGATGGGTATCGGCAAGTCATCTATACTCAAAGCTTTGCAACAACAGCACCCCGACCACATTACCTGCTATGTGGACATCACGACTAAAGATGTGGGTGACTTCTTAGTACCGCAGGTGCGTCAGCTAGACGGTACGTCTGTCTGCTCATTCATACCCAACGAAGAGTTCGGGTTTCATCTTAAAAAGCCTGTGATTATTATGCTCGATGAGATAGGTAAGGCATCTAAGTCTGTGATGAATGCGTGTCTTAGACTCATGCTCGAGCGTAAGCTCGGCACACATAGTTTGCCAGAGGGTAGCATCGTGTTCGCTACTACTAACTTATCAGCAGAGGGTATCGGTGACAGTCTACCACCTCATGCCCGTAATAGAGTAGACGTGGTTAAGGTACGCAAACCAACCAGTGAAGAGTGGCGTCTTGGTTTTGCTATGGGTGCTGGCATTGACCCTGTAGTTATCGCTACGACTAATGAGTATCCAGCTATGTTAGCATCATTTGAGGACTATGAGAAACCTTCTCAGAACGAGTACATCCATGACCCTCGTGTACCTCGTGCGGCTTTCGTTACACCGCGTAGTTTAGAAGCGGCAAGTAATATCCTCAAGCGTTGCCGTCATCTGCCAGAGAACGTGCTATACCATGCGCTGATTGGTACGATTGGTGAACGTGCGACTATGGATATGATGAATATCCTCAAGTTAGATAACACCATGCCTGCATGGCGTGAGATTGTAAACACGCCCACTACTACGGTAGTACCCGACAACGGTGCATCAGTCTGCTTGATTGTATCTAAAGCATTACATAACGTAGAAGTCGATACGTTCGACTCTTGGATGACGTACTTAGGTCGTATGACTAGAGAGGCTCAAGCTATGTTCGCTATGTCTATTATGAGCGGCAAGTCACCTAAGCGTGACATCGCAGTACGCAATAAATCATTCACCTCGTGGTGTGTAACCAATGGCTACTTATTCTAGGAGAGCAACATGAAAGCAGAAGACCGTATACTCAAGGCGCACATCTCTTTGATGCAGGACAAACGTACCCTAGCCTACTCTGGCATTATCATGGTAGGTAAGACAGCAATCAGAGGTGACATAGACACAGCCGCTACCAACGGACGTGATGTATTTTATGGACGTGAGTTTGTAGATAGTTTGACTGACCAAGAATTACGCGGTCTTGTGTTACATGAGGCTAAACATAAACTCTACCAGCATCTATTCATATGGCAGAAACTATTCGAGGAGGATGCCCAGCTTGCAGGTATAGCGTGTGACTTTGTGATTAACCTCGAGATACTAGACATTGATAGGGGCGGTAGCTTCATTAGCCTACCTGCTTGTGGGTGTATCGATGAGCAGTATCGTGGTATGAATACCGCAGAGGTATACGCTAAACTCAAGAAGCAGTACGGCGATAAGCAGAGCCGTGCCAGTAAGGGGGGCGGCAAACTGCCTGAAGAATTAGATGAGCATCAGTGGCAAGATGCCGCGTCACTGTCTGATGAAGAAAAGGAACAGGTGCGAAAAGAAATCGATGGCGCAGTACGCACTGGCGCACTTTTGGCTGGCAAACAAGGCGGTGATGTAGACCGTAGCTTCGAGGCTCTCATGGCATCCAAAGTAGACTGGCGTGAGCAACTCCGTGAGTTTGTGTCAACAACGTGCGCTGGCAAAGGTGATAGTACATGGGCAAAACCAAGCAGACGGTGGCTATCTCAAGATATCTATATGCCCAGCCAAATCAGTGAAACAGTAGGCTCTATGTGTGTAGCGATTGATACATCGGGTTCTATTGATGACGAGGCAATTACCAAAGCCTTGAGTGAGGTGGTGGCTATATGTGATAATACAACTCCCGAGAAGGTTGACCTTCTCTACTGGGATACGCAAGTCGCATCTCATGAACAGTACCGCGAGGATAACTACGCTGGCTTGGTTAGCTCTACGAAGCCGCGAGGCGGTGGTGGCACAGACGTAGGCTGTGTGATGCAGTATATCGATGACAACAAACTCAAACCAGAGTGTACGATTATTATTACTGACGGCTACACAGGCTTTCCAAAAGACCATCCGACATACCCTGTGATATGGGTTATCGTAGGCGGTAATAACGTAGTGCCACCATTTGGCAGTGTGATTCGCTTGGAGGAGTGATGATAGCATTTAGATTTATAGGTGCAGAAAAACGTAGATGCCTTGTGCGAGGTGTTAACACCTACCATAATCTTTTTAATAGCGACAGACTAAATACCGAGAGACCTTCTGACTTCCCAACGGATAGTCCTGTAGAAATGGACTTTGACGAGCTTCCAGATATTATCCGCGCTCGTGTAACTATGCTTACTTTGGCAGAGGATGACGAGTATATAGAAGGCGTGGGGTGTAACGGGGTAAAGAGTCCTACTGTGCATAACTTTATGTATATCTATGAGGAGGAATGATGATTAGGATTAGATTCTTTGAAGGTAAAAATATTGTGCAGGTGGTAAAAGACATACCTTCTACTGAGCATTTTGGAATACCAGAAGGGAGCATAGCTCATAAAGTAGCCAAAGCATCAAACGGGTCTATGTTATATACAACAAGCCTATTTAACCAAGAGCTTTCAAGAGGTATATGGCAAGCGAATATAAACACTAACTCAGAAATCATACGCTTTAAGTCCCTGCCCATGCATATACAGGAGAGAGTGAGTTTGCTTAGAGTAGGTGAGGTAGGCGAGTGGCTTGAGGGTGTAGGTGGCAAAAGTAATAACGGTGCATACTATGTATGCGAGGAGGAGTGATTGACGTTATTAGTAGACTTAGGTAAGAAAACTGCTGTACCATTAGATGACGCTCTCCCTACTCGGGAGATGAAAGTAATATTTTTTGGGGAGGTTAACGAATTATCCCCACCTGTGCCAGACAACATAGCTTTACTGCAAGTTGCGCCTGTCGGTGAGGTTTTGCCAGACATCGGGCAGAATAGGGGTGATGGTGTGTTCTTAGTATGTGAGATGTAAAAAAACAAGGGTGTCACTAGAGGTATGACACCCTTATCGAGGTAGGAGTAACACATGAAACACAAAAGACTCACAGGAGAGAGATTTGTGTGACTACTCTAACATAGTTAATTTAAGTTGCAAGAGGTGAGTGATGTTAAAGATTGTAGAGATTCGTAGTGATGCGTCTAATGTTGTGGAGGATGCTGTTAATAGGCTTAGTAGTGAGGGACTTACCTTGCAGTTTATAGACAGGCTAACATTCAAGGTGTGGAACGGTGACCCAAATTGTCCTGTGTACATGGTATGGTTCGGCTCGCTCAATGGGAAGACTAAAACGGTAGTAGTAAATAGAATTATTAAGGAGTTATGTGATGGCGAAGACACCAGAGGGTGAGATTAAAGACCAAGTACGCAAAGTGCTTGATGAGATGGGTGCGTATTACTTCTTCCCTGCGGCTAACGGTTATGGTCGCACTGGTATACCCGACATTATTGCGTGTGTTGGTGGGCATTTTGTAGGTATAGAGTGTAAGGCTGGCAGTAAACAACCCACAGCTCTGCAACAGCGTGAGCTTGATAACATCGAGAAGGCAGAGGGTACAGGTATCCTCATTAACGCCGACAACATCGACATTTTAAAAGATATTTTGGAGAACAGACAAGATGTATATGGCAGATAGTGACGCAAGCTGGGATGCAGACTATGACTTAGACGAGTATCCCACAGCAAAAAGACCAGACCACTGGTTAAGCAGAGAGCAAGTGCAATCACTAATAGAAGAAACTAATTTAAAACAATACTTGGAGAAACAAAATGGAAAAGCTAATTGAGATTTTAACGTGGCTCGATGAGTCAAACGTAGCGTACCTACTGATGATTGCGTTCTTTATCGGTATGTATAAGTTGCACGATGATGTAGTGGAAGAAAACAAACGCCTACGCAGACTACTACGCAACGCTGTACTAGGAGAATAACATGAGCGCAATATTAGTTTTAACACTTTCATTCCTTACAACAGAAACTACAATCGACAAGAAAGGTAAGACCACGCAAGTGGAACGCATTGCCTACACTACGAGCGTAATCCCCTATGACAGCATGACAGCTTGTACTAATGCACGGGAGGAGTGGAACTTCGCAGTGGGTGCTTACCAAATGAGCAAAAGACCGACTCGTATCATCACAGCAGTATGTAACGACAGCTCTACGGGGACAGTGCAATGACAGACAATGAAAAAGAAACCCTATATAAAACCGTATCTGATTTAAGATACGCCGCTTCGTTATTACAAAATATAGACCACAACTTCGGATATATTTTAGAAGCATCAAGTTACTACACAATAATTAAGTCATGTGAAGACATATTAAAAGCAGTGTCTGAAGAGATTTATCAAAAAATAAAAGAGGATGTGAAATGAAAACTATGACTCTTAATAAGTTTGTCGAAATAACAGGCATGGCACGGTCATCGCTTGACCGTAGGTTAGCTGAAATAGATGCGCATCCCGTAGGCTCAAGCTCAGAAGCTCAGCTATCATACTTATGGAACTTACAGGACTTAGTTAAAGCCGCAATGCTTGTTGGAGAACGCTATGAAAGATGACGCATTAGTTTTAATCGCAGTAGCTACATTTGTAGGTGGCATATTAGTAGGTACGTTAGCAGGGTTTGGGTATCACAGACACCACCACGAAATCATCAAGACCAACATAGGAGAATTTATTTTGAGAGAGGGCAAACTATACGGTGTGTACGAGCTGAGCAGGGACAATCAAGGCAACATGGTGGCGAGATGAATGAATTAGATAGTAATTTAATTGAAGGTTATAGACATATAATTACGCAGATTATTCATATGGGTAACCTAATACCAGTCCCTGTAGACGATAAAGATTTAACATGGGAGTTTGCTAGATGGAATAACCGCTGTGCTATAGAGAGTTTGGAGTCCGCTATTATATACATAACAGAGCTGAGGGACAGCGAATGATAACACTAGACATGGAGACGTATTACAGCAAGACCTATAGCCTATCTAAACTAACTATTGAAGAGTATGTAAATGGTGATGAGTTTGAGGTGATTGGCGTAGGCATTAAGGTAGACACTATGCCTACTATCTTTTACACAGGCACTAAGGAGGAACTCAAGGCGTACCTAGACTTATACGATATACCCAATCAAATCCTGCTGTGTCATAACACATTCTTTGATGCAACAATTCTGTCTGAGTATTTTGGTATCACTGCTAAGAAGTATCTCGACACGCTGTCTATGGCGCGTGCAATACATGGCATCTCAGTGGGCGGTAGCCTAGCTAAACTGGTAGAGCATTATGAACTAGGAGCTAAGGGCACAGAGGTAGTAAACGCACTGGGTAAACGCCTCAAAGACTTTACTGAGGAGGAGCTTGCAAGGTATGGTGAATACTGTGTGAATGATGTGGAGGTTACTCATAAACTATTTCATGCACTGATGCCGCACTTTAATACACAGGAGCTATCGCTAATTGATATCACCATTAAGATGGCAACGAACCCTACACTGACTATTGATTTGCCCATGCTGGAGTCTTATCTGCATGAAGTACGCACAAAGAAAGAAGACTTACTGAGTCGAGTGGTTGCCGATAAGAAAGAACTGATGAGTAACCCTAAGTTCGCGGCACTGCTTAAGCAGCATGGTGTAGAACCTCCAATGAAAGTATCACCTACCACAGGGAAACTAACGTATGCATTTGCAAAGACTGATGACGGACTCAAAGACTTACTTGAGCATGAGAACCCCGATGTGCAAGCACTGGTTGCAACACGGCTGGGTGTTAAAAGTACAATCGAAGAAACCCGAACTGAACGCTTTATTGGAATCGCTAAGCGAACTAATTACCTACCCATACCACTGAATTATTATGGCGCGGCGACAGGTAGATGGTCAGCAGGGGGCGGACAGAAAGTAAACTTCCAGAACCTGCCTAGAGAAAGCACACTTAAGAAAGCTATCGTTGCGCCTGATGGTATGGTCGTAGTAGGGGCTGACTTATCTAACATTGAACTCCGTGTAGGTCTTTGGGTATGTAATGAGATGGAGGCTCTCAAGTCACTAGGCGGCGGTCGGGATTTGTATAAAGAGTTTGCATCCCTTGCGTTTAACGTGGACTACGATGAGGTAACAAAGGCACAGCGTTTTATTGGTAAGACATCTCAGCTCGGACTTATCTTTGGTGTAGGCGCGGCAAAGCTACGAGATGCCGTGAAGTCGGGGTCAGGTACTGACTTAGGTGAGGCAGAGGCGAAGCGTATTGTAGACCTCTATCGCCAGACATACACAGGGGTGACAGCGTTTTGGAAAACGTGTAGTAAAGCTATTGACGCAATCGCTAACGATGATGAGTTTAGTTTTGGTAGAAACGATTTGTATAGGGTGGATGGTAAGCGTGGTGTGAAGCTCCCGTCTGGTCTGCATATGCAGTACCCTCAGCTTGAGAATGTAATAGACCAAGAGTCGGGGGAGAAGGGATACAAGTACAAACTGCGCAACGGTTATGATAGACTTTATGGCGGTAAATTAACCAACAATCTGGTGCAAGGTACGGCACGATGCATCATGTCAGAAGCTATGGTTCGCATAGCTAAGAGGTATCAAATAGCACTGTCTATTCATGACGCGCTATACATTGTTGTGCCAGAGAGTGAGGCGCAGGAAGCCTTAGATTTTTTAATTGACGAGATGTGCAAACCCCCCACATGGATGCCCGACATACCACTAGCGGCTGAGGGTGGATGGGGTAGAAGCATAGCTGACTGTTAGGAGGATGAGATGAAACTAAAACCGTTAAATACGCATAGAGAATGGATGTGTAGGAAATATAGAGAGTGTAAGGTTGATGCACATATAAAGCACTACTACCGAATAGAAAGACCTACTCGGATAACACAAATTATACAAAGGGTATTCTAATGCTAGATGAATATGATGAATGGGGTGACGACACCGAACTGCTATATGAAGCATATCAACGACAAGCTCAAAAACTAGCTGAACAAGTAAAAGAGATGCTTGGGGTTATAAAAGGGATTAGAGATTGGCACGATGTAGATGGCACGTTAAGTGGCGAGCTTGAGATTATGAATAAAGTATATGACCTACTAAAGAAGTATGAGGGAGAATGAGATGACTAAAGAAGAAATGTTTAAACGTCTTGAGATGGCGCAGAAGAACAAGAAAGAACTTAAGAAAGTAAAATTAAAACTGCTCGCAGAGATACAGCAACTCAAGCTGATGCTCCGAGCGATGGAAGAACAGGAGGTACTCGATGGCTGAGATGACGTATTGGGCGGTGGTTACATTCACCATAATCTGCTTTGCAGTGGAGTTTAGTATAAAGGATGACGATGATGACCTTAGATGACGCGGTGTGTATTGGGCTGTATGTTGGGGTATTAGTTTTAATGATGAGGTTGTTGTGGATAAAGTTAAGAAAGTAGAAGCAGTAAGTCCCTCTCCTAGTGTAGCGAATTGTAATCATGACCATTGGAGAGTGTATCAAAGTCGGGGGTATCGTGAGTGCGACAAGTGCAAAGAACAACGCCCCATCTTTAACGTAATAAAACATCAGAGGTAAGTATGACATACACAATAGGTAAGAAGATTACAGGGTACAAAGTAACTGTCAAGGAATCCTTGACAGTTGAAACACAACCGCAAGAAGTAATGCACGAGCTACTACCTAGACCAGAGTACCTGCAAGGGACGACATATAAGATTAAGACACCTCAGAGCGAGCACGCTCTGTATATCACGATTAACGATATGGTGCTTAACGGTGACGAGCGCCACCCCTATGAAATGTTTATTAACTCTAAGAACATGGAGCATTTTCAATGGGTACTTGCATTGACACGATTGGTATCTGCTGTATGGCGTAAAGGCGGTGACTCTACTTTCCTTGTTGAGGAGCTGAAAAATGTGTTCGATCCGAAAGGAGGTTACTATAAACGAGGTGGTGTGTATATGCCATCACTCGTAGCTGAGATTGGGAGTGTGATTGAGCAACATTTAAAGTCGATTGGTGTGATTAAGACTGTGGTTGATGAGCATCAGCAGGCGTTTATTAAAGCAAAGCGTGAAGAAGTAGGTGAAGAAGGTATTAAGAACGCTGAGTTATGCACATCATGCAACACCAAATCTTTAATATTGATGGATGGTTGTATTACTTGCGTCAGTTGCGGTTTTTCAAAATGCCAATAACTAAGTGCGGTAAATTTTACTATTATGGCAGGAAGTCACGACCAAGAATGATGGACGAATTAAACCTGCGGTACGACATAGATACGGATCACACAAGGCTTAACTTAAAACAATATTGGAGAGCACAAAATGAACGACTTACAAAAAGAATTACAAGAGTTAAAAGCAAAAGTTTCTGAATTTGAATCACGCATCCTATTTCCTAATGAACCTGTAGCAAAATGGCAACCTAAAGGTGGGAACTTTTTTATTCAAAGCAGTGGAAAAGTGTCTGAAGTAGTGGGCGGTAGTGATACTCCACATAAGGAATTTGGAGTGGAACGTCCAGCACGGCAACAAGCACAACGCGCAGCAGTTGAGATGCGTAGGTTTAATCGCCTGTTAGCATTGCGTGATGAGTTGTGTGGTGATGAGGATGTGTATTGGGGTGATGATTATATAGAAAAATATAATGTTTATTTTTCTCACGAAAGGGGATGTTGGTATATTTCAACGGATATATTTTGTGAAAGCATTACGCCTTACTTCACAAATAAAGAAGCAGCACAAAAGGCTTGCAATATGCTGAATTCTGGGGAGGTTGATTTATGAGTATTCAATACAAGAACAAAATAACTGGTGACGTTTGCTTACTTGAAACTGCGTGTCGTGTACAAATTGGTGATAAGTGGGTTGACGGTATTGTTTATTGTAATACAAATAAACTTCGTGAAGTGTTTGTTAGAACTAAAAATGATTTTTTTAATTCTTTTGAGGAAATTATTGATGAGGTGGAGTTATGAGTAAAGAACAAGCACTGCGCATACTTAAACTCTTGTCGGGTTTAGAGATGTATGTCTTTATGCAAACCAATGTACCCGACTACCATCAAGACGAACTGATTAATATTGTTGGTGAGTTAACTGACTATGTATTGGAGAAACAAAATGAAAATTGAAATTAAAAAACTAACTAAGAATGTAATTATCCCTGCCTATGAAACTACAGGTAGTGCGGCAGTAGACTTAAGAGCTAACATCACAAAGCCTATTAAGCTAGATTTAGGTGAAGTGGCGATGATACCAACAGGCATTGCAATCAATATCCATGACGTAGAAGCAGCGGCTCTTATCATGCCACGCAGTGGGCTTGGGCATAACTACGGGATTAAGCTGGGTAACTCAGTAGGACTTATCGACAGTGACTATCAAGGTGAGCTTAAAGTATCTATTAAGAACACAGGTAACGGACTGTATAAAATCTCACCGCAGGATAGGATTGCACAGATGCTGTTTGTGCCAGTAATCAGAGCGGAGTTTGTAGAAGTAGACGAGTTCAGTAGCAGTACTGAGCGTGGTGAAGGTGGCTTTGGGAGTACAGGAAATGATTAGTCCAACAGCTTATATTTTAATCAGCACTATCTTATCGCAAGGTAAAGTTATTCAAACCACAACATCATTTGCAGATAAACCAAGCTGTGAGAGTGCGGCGGTACGACAAGACTTTGTATTAAAGTCACTAGATATGAGTATGACAAGATGGAACTTAACGTGTCATCCGTATGCACTTAGCGAGGATAAGAAATGAAATTAAAAGTTAGCGAGGATGAACTCTACCCAGTATATGATATGGAGGGTAGTTTTGGTAAAGAAGTTGAAGTGAGTGAAGAGTTATATAAAGAATTTAAAAAGGTGAAGGACGCTTTCTGGGATATGCAAGAAGTATTACGCGAGTTGTATGACAGCGTGCCTGACGAGGAATCACCTTATGCTTTTTGTAACATGGCTGACTATGAAGAGGATGGGGTAGACGATAGAGGGGTACTAAAGCTTAAACTAAAAGAAAGGTACAATTTATCATGGGAGGATAAGAAATGAAAGTAACACTAGTTCAACACACACCAAACCCAGAAGAACATATCGGACTACTTGCAGGTATCTGCTACGGTAAGACGGGTGAGCAATCACCAGAGCAGTGTATCAAGAGAGCAACACACTGCGTAACTAAAGGACATTTATCAACACTGCGGTTTGCTCATGCTACGTTTTTGGTTGAAGATATTAGCCGTATATGTAGCCATCAGTTTGTTCGCAGTAAGCATCTTGATTTTTTGCAACGTAGTCAGCGGTATTGTAATGAGGGTGAAGTAAAAATAATATTACCACCATCAATTAAGGGTGAAAATAAGACAATATTTGAAACTGTGTATGCTGAGTTAACTCAAGTATATAAAGACTTAATCGCTAAGGGTGTTAAAAAAGAAGATGCACGATTTATCCTGCCACAAGGTACAACAACAGAACTGCTGGTAGTAGGTAACTTTCAAGCGTGGTATGACTTTATTAAACTGCGTAGTGGTAAAGAAGTGCAATGGGAGATACGAGCAGTAGCACATGAGATTAACCGTCAGCTACATGGTATCGCACCTAACATCTTTGTGGAGCTAGAGGATGAATAGACTGTGTGAAGTATGTAATTTAATTAAGGAAGAAAAGTCCTTTAAAGAAAGTAGTACAATATGTAAGAGGTGTGCAGTAGTAGCAGGTGTACAAGACTCTTTGCAAAGAAGAAAACGTAAAGACTCAAGCTCACTAGATAATAAGATGTGCACAGAGTTTATACGAAACCAAATACTAAAACCTACAGGTTGGGAAATGACACTATGAAAGACAAACCTAAAACAATTTATGACGCATACACACAAGGACAACTCTATATGGGCGACTCAGTACATGAAGCAAAATCAGACATGGTTAACGAGCCTTCGCATTACAAAACTGGTAAAATAGAGTGTATTGATGCAATGGAAGCGATGCTTTCACCAGAAGAATTTACAGGGTATTTGAGAGGTAATGTGTTCAAGTATCTATGGCGATGCCAACACAAAGGTAAAGCACACGAAGATTTGCAAAAAGCACAATGGTACTTAGCTCGATTAGTATTTGTTCACGACCCAAGATAATTATGGCAATAGAAGAAGGAAACACAGACCTCGCATCACTGCATGAGGAGATGATGCGAGACAAGGCTATAGCACTTATATGCAGAAAAGCCTCAAAGATAGATACGACTAACCCTACGGGGCTGTGTTGGACGTGTGCAGAATTTATAGGATACAAGAGGAGATGGTGTGACAAAGATTGCGCTGATATGTTTGAAGCCCAAAATAAGAAAAATAGGTAGTTTCTGGGTCTGCTACACAGAGTGGGATTCTATAACGTGTACAGGCTCATCGCCTGAGAAGGCTTACTTAAAATGGATAAGCAAAAATGAACGTCCCGAGTTTTACTTATAGTTCACTGAGCAGGTTTATCACCTGCCCAAAGCAGTACGAAGCACATCATGTTTTAAAGTACATACCCTTTGCAGATACATCAGCTACGTTATATGGGAAAGACCTACATCTTGCGGCTGAGAACTACATAGGTAAAGGGGAAGAGCTACCAGAGAGGTTTATATTTGTTAAGAAGTTCCTTGATACTATCAACAGTATCAAAGGTAGAAAGCTCTGTGAATACAAACTTGCGGTGGCGAAGACAGATACTGGGTATGCGTATTGTGATTATGAAGCGCCAGAGAGATACTGGCGTGGTATTGCAGACCTTGTCATCGTAGACGCAGATAGTAAGAAAGCGTATATTGTGGATTATAAAACAGGCAAGTCAGCAAAGTATGCAGACACTAAGCAACTAGCTCTACTAGCGGCGGCGGTGTTCCTAGAGTTCCCGTATATTGAGACTATCAAAGGGATGCTACTCTTCGTAGTAGCTAACGAGATGGTTAAAGAAGAATATACATACGAGAATAGACTAGATATTTTTGGTAAACTAGCGCCTGTATTAGCGCAACGGTCAGTAGCCTACGAGACGGGAGTGTTTAACCCTATCCCTAACGGACTATGTAAAAAGTGGTGTCAGGCTACCCGTTGCATTCATAATGGTAACTACAAGGAGGGCTAATGCCTTACAAAAACAAAGAAGACCGCAATGTTAAGCGGGAGTATGAGTTAGAAAAGAAACGTCCCAAAGCTCACGAAGCTAGATTAGCAAGACAGCGTGCTCGATATGCATTTGATAAAGCGGGTATTGACCGTGATGGAAAAGATATTGACCATATTAAAGGTATTAAAGCAGGTAATGGTAAAGACAACCTACGTCTTAGAACACCAGAAGTGAACCGTTCGTTTCAACGTAACAGTGACCATACTATGAAGAAGAACGAACCTCCAAAAGCTAAACCAAAGAAGAAGTAGTATGGAAGTTTCCGTAAAATCAGTGCAAGTTATTGCAATGGAGTCTGGTTTACCTGAGAGCCTAGTGGAGCGTCACATAGACGCTCTATGCACAATGTCTCTTAGGACTCGTCTTAGCGAAAGAAAAATGTGTTTAAACAAGATTAGAGCGTGGTACTTTAGTAGAGATAGAAATAAACCTCAATTGTTTGAAGTACTAGAAGATAACTGATTCGCCCCCTTAAGGGGCTGTAAGGAACAACAATGAAATTAGAAGTAATACAAGATAAGGTCTTGTCTATTAAGACCACTAACCCCGATGCATTTACAAACGTCATACCTAAAAGCAAAATCACAGATATCTACTATGGTACGACAGATGTATGGGTAAACTTTGGGTTAGCTGAAATGCATATCCTAAACAATATGGGTATCAAAGACGTACCTTCACCTATTCGCACGCAGTATAAATGGACAGGGGTATATAAACCCTTTGACCATCAGCGAGTAACCGCAGAGTTTTTAACACTTAATCGCAAAGCATTTTGCTTAAACGAAATGGGAACAGGTAAGACTAATTCTGTTATTTGGGCGGCAGATTATTTAATGAACTTAGAAGTGATACGCCGTGTACTTGTAGTTTGCCCTCTATCTATTATGGATGCGGCATGGCGCAAAGACTTATTTAAAACAGCCATGCATCGCTCAGTTGAGATTGCACATGGTAGTAGAGAGAAGCGTGCTCAGATTATTAAAGGTAATGCAGAGTTCGTTATCATAAACTTCGATGGTGTTGAGATAGTAGAGAAAGAGATTGCTGAAGGTGGGTTTGATTTGATTGTAGTAGACGAAGCTACGCATTTGAAGAATGTTGCAACACGCAGATGGAAAACGATGAACCGCCTAGTTACTGCAGACACATGGCTTTGGATGTTAACGGGTACGCCTGCGGCGCAGTCACCAGTAGATGCGTACGGACTAATTAAAATTGTTAACCCTAAAAATACACCCAGAGCATTTAATGCTTTTCGAGATATGGTGCAGATACGCACATCGCAGTTTACGTTTAAGAACCGACCAGAAGCAGAGCAAATAGTGCATAGTTATATGCAACCCGCTATACGGTTTACTAAAGAAGAATGTTTAGACCTACCAGAACTCACATACCAAACAAAAAATGTACCGCTGTCTGCACAACAAGAGAAGTATTATAAGCTCCTTAAGAAAGAGATGCTTATGGAAGCGGCAGGAGAAGAAATTACTGCGGCTAATGCGGCAGTTGCTTTAAACAAACTATTACAACTTTCATCTGGGGCGGTGTATTCGGATACTGGGGAAGTGATTGAGTTTGATGTGAAAGCGCGTGCGGCAGAGCTACTAAGCATTGTAGAAGAGACATCGCATAAGACAATTGTGTTTGTGCAGTTCAAGCACACCATAGAGATAGTAGAGAAGATACTCTTAGATGTTGGGTATAGTGTTGGGATTATTCATGGAGGGGTTAATGCAAATAAACGTGCTGAGATATTTAATGCATTTCAGACTTCACCTAACCCACAAGTCCTTGTTATCCAGCCGCAAGCGGCATCGCATGGGGTAACTTTGCACGCGGCAAATACGATTGTTTGGTGGGGTATCACGCTCTCATTGGAAACATATAAACAAGCTAATGCGCGTATTCATCGTGCAGGGCAAATGAATAGATGTAGCGTGGTACATCTTGTAGGCTCACCCGTAGAGAAAAAAGTGCTAGATGTGCTAGAAAATAAAAATGCGTCACAAACTAAACTTCTTGATTTATATAAAGATATTATGAATTAAAAAATATATTTGGTTGACGTATTGACAAGATAGTAGACATAAGTGTACACTACACACTCTTTCAAAAAGAAAACAACTGGAGGAACAATGGAATCACATAATGTAGAACAGCTCGTTAAAGTGTATATCAAGATGCGAGATGCGAGGCAAAAGCTTCAACAAGAGTTTGATGAAGCAGATAGTAAAATAAAGATACAACAAGAAGCAATACAACAAGCTCTACTTGAGCTTTGCAAGGAAACAGGTACGGATGGTCTTAAGACCTCAGCAGGCACAGTAACCCGAACTGTTAAAACAAGATACTGGACAAGCGATTGGAACAGTATGAAGAATTTTATTAAAGAACATGATGCGTTTGAGCTACTTGAGCAACGAGTGCACCAAACAAATATGAAATCTTTTTTAGAAGGAAACCCCAATCTCATGCCTCAAGGCATGAATATTGATAGTAAATATGCCATAACTGTTAGAAGGAAATGATATGGATACGCAAGATGATGAAGAAGTATTTTTGACAACTCGGCAGGTAATGGAGATACTAGGATGTTCTAGACAAAATGTCTCCAAGCTAAGAGTATCTGGACTTCTGAGTACATACCTTAAAGGTAACCAACATTTAGTAAGCGCAACTGAAGTTAAAGCGCTTTTAATCAAAAGAAACACCGTAACTAAAATTAAAGAGGCAATTAATCATGGCTAATGAAATGGGTTTATTTACATCTGGCGTAGCAATTCCAGCACACATCTTAAAGAAAGAACTAAGTGAAACAACAAAGGCTCTTATAGGTACATCGGACGCTCGCCGTATTGCAATTAGAGGTAACATCTTCCGTTTGTATGTTGGCGGTCAAGAAGTTGCTAAGAATGATGAGCGTGCAATGAATGTAGTTATTGCCGCTAGTGCACCTAAAACATCTCGCCAGTACTTTGGTGGGGTATATCAAGAAGGTTCAACGTCTGCACCTGACTGCTGGAGTTCGGAAGGCGAGCATCCAAGCCCTACTATTGAGTCGCCTAAACACTCTAACTGCGCACAGTGCCCAATGAACATATCAGGGTCTGGTCAAGGTACAAGTAAAGGATGTCGTTATATGCATCGTCTGGCAGTGTTACTTGAGAATGATATTAGTGGTGATATCTACGAGTTAGCTCTCCCTGCAACTTCTATTTTTGGTAAGGGCGAAAACGGTAAGATGCCTTTATTCCAGTATGTAAGACAAGTTGCATCGTATGGAGTTGATATCACTTCTGTTGTAACAGAGCTTCGTTTTGATACAGACTCTACAACACCTAAGATGGTATTCCGTGCTATCAGAGCGTTGTCTGAAAGTGAGATGGAGACCGTATTAGACAAAGGAACTTCAGTTGAAGCACTTCAAGCTATAACAACAAACTTTGGGTCTAATAGAAAAGACACAGCCCCTGCTCCAGTAGTTAATAAAAAGCCTGCACTCGCAGCTCCCGTAGCTGTTGACGAAGATGAGGATGAGCCAGTAGTAAGGGAGAAGAAACCCGTTGCAAAAGTAGCTGACCCAACAGACCTTGCAAGTACTCTGGCTGAATGGGCTGATTAAGCTTTGCAATTGCTAGAAGGGGCGGATAGCACCGCCCCTTTTTTTACCCCAATTTTAGGTGTAGCCATGAACAGGATAGATTTTCTAGAGTCCGTATTAGCGCAAGGCGGTTTGTACTGCGCTGTAGGGATACATAAAAACAAAGTAAACCAACTATTCTTTAGCACTATTGAAGAAGTATCAGTATGGTCAGAGGAACAATCCACGGCTGGAGTAGATGTCTATTTCTCTCCTGCTACCTATCAGTCTGCAATTAGTAGAAGTGCTAAGAACACACGGATGTTTAAGTCTATATGGATTGATTTAGATATCGGTAAGGGTACTGAGTTCGCCTCCCAGCTAGAGGGTATAAAAGCCCTAAAAGAGTTTTGTAGTGCAGTAAAACTACCTAAGCCGACCATTGTGTCTTCAGGTTATGGTATGCATATTTACTGGGCGTTTGAGGAAGAAGTTGACTACAACGATTGGAAACCTTTAGCTACTGCATTAGTAAACCGCATTAACTTTGAACGGTTTGCTGTTAAAGATAAAGGCATCACAACTGATGCGGCTCGTATCCTACGGATACCCAACACTAAAAACTTTAAACGTGGCGAAGTAATGGACGTTGAGGTGATATCACTAGGGCATCCCGTACCTATCGATTTACTTAAAGAGACATTAGAACCTAAAGATTCACTAAGTCCTCTAGCACAAGCAGAGCTTGCCGCGTCAAATGTTACGTTAAATGAGACCACTCGTGCGCTTCTTGGGAACATAATCTATAAGTTTTCTCGTATCATGCAAAAGAGTGTTATAGGAAATGGGTGTGCACAGCTCCTACATATATATCAAAACCAAAATGAAATATCAGAGCCTCTTTGGAGAGCAGGACTTTCCATTGCACAATTTTGCGTAGATAACGACACCGCCATACATAAGATATCTCGTGCTCATGATGAGTACGACCCTGCAGAGACAGAAAGAAAAGCGGCGTTAATAAAAGGCCCTCACCTATGCGAAACATTTAATACTATTAACCCTCAGATGTGCGTAGGCTGTAAACATATTGGGAGCATAACAACGCCCTTAATGCTAGGTAGAGACATATTAGAAGCATCGCCCTCAGATAATCTGATTACCGCAGAGAGTAAAGAACTTGGCACAATAGATATAGAGATTCCCCAATACCCATACCCATACACCAGAGGACCTAATGGCGGCGTGTACGTCAAGAGTGTAATCGATGGTGGTGATGATGAGGATACAGATAAGGCTTTAGTATATGAAAACGATTTTTATGTAGTAGGTAGACGTACTGACCCAAATGATGGAGAGGTATTGCATATGCGCCTTATTCGTCCACACGATGGCGTAAGTGATTTTATTGCTCCTCTTGCAACTGTAACAGCGGGTGACAAATGCCGTGAGCTTCTGTCTCATAAAGGTATTGCCGCTCATACTAATCAGATGAAATTAATTATGGCGTATCTAGTAGCTTGGACTAAACATTTACAGAACACAACAAGAGCAGAGCACGTTAGGGTGCAGTTTGGATGGTCGCCTGATAATGCATCATTTGTTATTGGTGCACGAGAACTTTCAAAAGGCACACCACCTAGGTACAGCCCGCCTTCAGCTACCACACAACAAGCCGCGAAAGTGTACACTAAAGAAGGGTCTCTTGAAGCATGGTCTAGCGTAGTAAACACTTATGGTCTTCCAGGAAACGAAGTACGAGCATTTGCATTATTTCTAAGTTTGGGCGCTCCTATGTTTAGAACCTTCTCGCTGGGTGGTGCTATGCTTCACTTAACTAATGCATCATCAGGTGTAGGTAAATCGACTATTCAGTATGTGGCTAACAGCGTATGGGGTCACCCTACGAAAACTATGCTAGTAAATGACGATAAGATTCTTGCTAAGTATCAACGTATGGGTATTATCCAAAACCTTATTCTCTGCATTGATGAGCTAACTAATTTACCTGCTGATGAGATTAGTGACTTGGCATTTGGTATTACTAATGGTCGTGGTAGAAACCGTATGAGCTCTTCTGCTAACATTGAGAGAATTAACAATACAACATGGTCTATGCCTTGCATCACGTCTGGTAACAACAGCTTGCATGAAGTACTACAAACATTAAAGGCTGACCCAGAGGGCGAGATACTGCGTATCTTAGAGCTTGAAGTAGTCCGTGCTGATGCACTTACTAAGCAGGAATCTGACCAGCTATTTAGTAGAGACCTTGTAAACAACTACGGTCATGCAGGGGATATGATTGTACAAGCTATCTTAGATAACTATGAAGAGTCTGTTAATAATTTGTTTGAATGCCAACGCGAGTTTGATGCTAAAGCTAACCTATATCAACGAGACCGCTATTACTCTGCATTAGTTGCAACGGCTATATTTGGTGGGAAGCTTGCTAATGAACTTGGTATTATTAATATCCCTGTTGAGCCTGTAATTGACTATCTGATATCTAAACTCGGACACGCTAAGAAAGTAGTAAAGGTGCAAGAAGATAAAGCATCTGCTAACTTAGGGCTGTTCATGTCTGAGCATATACAAAATCAACTAGTAATAAATAACAAAGCACCTAACATATCTGGTGTGCTTAGTGTACCGATTGAAACTCCACGCGGCGCTCTTGTGATACGCAGGGAGCCAGATACGCATAGAGCCTATATTATATCGTCAGTGATGAAGTCATGGTGTGCCAAGAAACAGATATCCTACAAGTGTCTCGTAGATGATTTAAAAAAGGTAGGTATCCTAATAGATACAGCTAAGGTTAGGATGTCCGCAGGAACGGTGCAGGATAGCCCTGCAGTATTTGCCTTGGTACTTGATACCACACAGATGGGGTAAAAAAGGGGGCATATGCCCCCTCTCTTTTATTTAATTTTTTCAGATGCCTTCACTACACTTTTAGCAATCTTATTCTCTGTCAGTTTTAGATTACGTATCTTCTCTCTGTTCTCAGGAGAATCAGGTCTGTGTTTAAGAGTGTTTATCGCTTCCCTAATATCTGCAATATCTAATTCTGCTTTAGACGACATATCGTGCACTTGGAGCGCCCTTTTAGTTTCTGGTTTAGCTACCATCTCCTTCACTTTTTCCCCTTGACCAGTTGAATCGTAGCTATTAAGTGAATTAACAATTTTTGCGGCGTCATTAGCCATATCGTAGAATTCAGTTTTATATTTACTTTTGGTAGGGTCAGTAAGGATTCCTTTAAGTAATCCAGATTCAGGGTTTACAGGAGTTTTACCTTCGCCTTTAGCAGATGTAATAAGAGAGTCAGCCAAAGAAGCTGTAACCGCCCCTAACTGTGCAAAGTATCCTTGCCACAAATGCTGTACTTTCTTAGGGCTTAGGCTAATCTCCTTAAGTTTTAGGTCTTTACTTAACCAGTCGTAGAATGCATTTTCACCTTCACCGCGAGACTCTACCATTTTATTAAGCTCATTAGCTGACTCAATAGGGCGCATATTATGTAAGTCATAGTTGGTTACAGTCTCTACTAAAGGTTTTAGTAATTGAGGAACAATAGGTATTGGAGGTAAAGCGTTTGCAATTAACCCGTCTCTAACCGACCTAAATACCTCTTTGTTAGTTGCATCGCCATTCAGTCTATTAACCATTAGCTCAGGCAGAGTCTTAAATAAAAACCCAACCTCAAAAGGCGCAGGCACTTTAAAGAAAATAGTCTTTCCGTTTTTATCTTTGCCTGTAGGGACAAGCCAATTACCATCCTTCTCACTAGCAGGCATATCTTTATAAGCTTCATCATCTTGCAAGAGAATAGTGTACATAGCAGTCATTGTACTCATCATTAAAGCCCGACTATAAAAACGGTTTCTAAGCTCTTTACTTTCTCTAGGGCTCAAGTTATGTTGTTTAGCCGCTCGATATACAGTATCTAAACCGTTAAGCGTTGATGAAAAGAAAGGAGTAGATACACGAATAGTGTGCAATGCTTCAGATGTTCCATGTACCGCAAAGTTAATCGAGTCTCGCGCTCTATGCGCTGCATAGTTTTCCGCATCTTGACCAGACAGCCCAAGTTTTTTAGCATCTTTAAGCGCGTTGTTATATAGAGCTACACGAGTAGCAGAGTCAGACGCTTCATGAACACGGATTAGTTGGTTTTTAATTGTATTCCATATATTTTTATCGTAGCTCATTGCTTTGCCAATCTGGTCTTGCATAGAGTTATAGTTGTGCGTTAAATCTACTGGACCTACTACGCCATGTTCTCTAAGCGTTTTAAAGTTAGTCGAGCGCCCAGATAGAATATGTGCAAGCTGTGCTACTGTATGGAAAGGCGTAACAATACCTCCTACGTTAGCTACTAAGTTTGCGGCAAGCGGGTCACGCACAAGCTGGCGATACCAATATATAGGATTATACAACGCGCCTACTCGAAGCATCTTTCCAGCCATCTGCATAAGCGGTTTAGCCCCATAATTAAAGTTTTGAAATGCAACTAAAGCATCGGGGTCTTTTACGATGTACCATGTTTTAACTCCATTTTCATAGAGAGCTAAGTTACCATCTACACTGGTACGTCCTTGGTCTTTAGCTTTAACTACTTCACCAAACTTAGATAACTGACTAACAGCCGTTCTACGCATTTCATTTTGCGCTGACGATGCCACCATAAGAGCAGTATGTTTTTGCAAGTTATCCCAAACATTAATTTTATGTAAATGACCTTCACGTCTATAATCTGCAGCGTTCTTAATTGTTTTAGACCCCATACCAATACCCCAACTTGACCCTTCGTTCTCAAAGGACTCTAAGTCTTCAGGCTTGTACATAGGGATATAGTCTTTTTTACTATTCCACTTCCTTGCGGTATGTGCATCGATTAATCCTGTTGCATGGGCTAACTTTACATGAGAGCGTAGCAAGTCTCGAATGTCATCAAGAATAACTTTTGTTTCAGGATACTTCTTCATAACCGCTTCAATTCGAGTAATGTGAGCAGGCGTCACCACCTTTTCTCTATCTATAGATAAGTACTCTTTAGCTTTCTTATTTAATTGGTCGGCTGTTCGTAGTTCTTTATTTATTTCACTTACTGAGTAGTTTCCTTGAGCCGCCATATGCTTGGCAGTCTGCTTATGAGTATCTGCAAGTGATTTTAAATGTTGACCATACGCACGGAGCTTTGCATCTTCAGCAAGCGTTTCTTTACCAAGCATAGTTCTGGCAACTTCATCAATAAGCTGAGGACCGTCAAACTTATGTTTCTTACCTAACTCTACAGCGCGATTATGGATTTCACTTAATGCAAGGCGCATATCTGTTTTAACACCTACAGTACCGTCACCTTTAAGCACAGGAACACCAAGCTCTTCTACCGCTCTGATAACTTGTCCTAATTGTTTAGTCTGTTGAATCAGTCTATCTGCACGAAGCTTTTTACTTAGTACGTCAAACGTATCTAAACTTCTTAACAAGTACCCAATCTTGTCAGTAGGGTCAATCCATGAAATACGTGTAGGCGTGTAGCGTTTAACAGCTTTAGCTATAGACTCATGCAAAGTAGGGTCAGAATCAACTTTCGTTGTTCTGTTGCTTTCTTTAAACACATCATTAATTAAAGGGTCTTTGTGTGTAGAGTACACGTACTCTGATTTCTTACCGTATACAGGGTCTTTTACCATCAAAATACTTCCGATTTGAATAACCTTTGAGCCCGATTTTACAGGTTGCATAGTTTTTCTATCGTAGAAGTACGAATGGCGTTCTGGGTCCATACCCACTTGCACCCAATCAGGGTCAGTCATTGCATTATCAGCTTGTCGTTTAGCTTCCTTAGCAGACATATTAACGTATTCAGCATCAACCGTAGCCAAGGGATATTTATCACGGGTTTTGTCAGCTATTTTTAATGCATCTACTTCATCAATACTAAATTTAGGGTTATTTCCAACAGCATGACCGTAATAGGCAATAGGAGTAGCTTCCTTTACACCAAATATAGAATTCTTTTCGGTATTCCCTTCGTGAGCAGTCACGACCCATACACCCTCGTTTTTATACGCCGGTATATCTAAGCGTAACTTTACTTTATACCCGTCTGGAATAGGCTGATTTATTTTAACGACTTGCTTATCTTTTAATACATCTCGCATTTCAGCTTCTGTAGCAGGGGTAGGTAGAGATTGATAAGGCTCAACGGGTTTATATTTTTCAACTAAAGCGTCATGTGCTTCTGCTAACTTTCTAAACTCTGGGTTAGATAAAGCATAATTTTTAACATCCTTACTGGATACCCCTTTAACTAAGTTCCCTTTTGTACCTCTAACAAGCATGCCGTTATCGTACAACATATCCATCATCTTCTTCGCAGATTCAGTGAGTTCTGGTACTCGTTTTAGAATTTGCTCATGAGGCATACCTATACGAGAATTTTCTCTAGGCGTATTTGCAACTTCTTTGATAAACTCAAATAAATCTTTCTGCCCTAACTGTGCACCTAGTTCTCTATCCTGTGCCTTTCTTGCATAAGCTGTACCTTCGCGTGTAGAGCGTTTAGAAGTTTTAGATTCTCTGCGCAGTGCTTTAGCTGCAAGGTGGTGAATATCTGACTCGGTAATGCTAAGTCTTGCACCAAATGTGGTGCGTGCCCAGTTTTTAATTGCTGATACTGCACGTTTTACAATAGGGAGTCTAGGCGCGTTCTCAACTAGGTATGCTAGAGTCTCTTCGCCTTTTAAATGCTCTGGTGTATTTTCAGGAACAGCTTGTCTTGCACGGTCAAACGCTTCGCCCTTAGTAGTTAGAGCTTGAGACGTTAAATCACCCCAGACTTTATCCCCCACCATACCTCTCATACCAACGTGCACACCCATCTCATGCATCGCCACTTTAGGTAGCGTCTCTGGGGTAAGCTTACTGGCAACTAAATGCACTTCACCTTGAGGTGTTGTAAGACCTTGTACATTTTCTGGATGGTCTTCGCCGGGTAGTGTATCTCTAGTATCGTGCAAAGTAAGCTTACCGCTACCAACAAGACGTTTCATCTCTGGGGTAAAATGAGGCTGCAAAGACTCTGCAGTGTGCCCTGTATTGATATCAGATGTAGCAACAGAAGGCTTAGGTTCTTTAGTTGATTCAGCAGTCTTTTCGTTAGCCGCTTTGAAGTTTCTCAACGTCATGTCAACAGCGTTGTTATGCGCTGTATCAAAGTATTCATTGCCTGTAAAATCACCGCCGCCAAGTGCACCTTCTTCAAACCAATGCTCACGCAAACCTTTTAACTCTTTAGGGGTTAAAAAAGGCTTAAAGACCTTATTAAACTTCTTAATCATGTCATCGCGAATTCTAGAAGTATTATATAAAGCAAACTCTTCTTCCGCCGCTGGGAACCCATCATGAAATATTTTAGCAGTACGGAACATTCTACTAGACGTTTCAGCCGCAGCTAACTGTGCATCCGTCATCTCAGGTTCTTTAGGAGGTTCTTTAACTGCGTCAACAGAACTAACTATTTTATCTATGTTTTGTTTTACCCTACCTACGGTGTCAGGGGATTTAAACTCTGTTGGAGTAAGTCCTTCATTAATGAAGTCCATATGGCGACCTTCTGCACCTACTCTAGGTACATTAGCATCATTACGTATATCACCAATGGTATTGTCTAAATGTTCAGCAGCCGCTTTTAATGCAGGGCTTCCATAATAAGAGTTCATATCGGCTTCGCTGGTTTTATTTATCCAGCCATCTTTACCGACACCAAAAAATGGGTACCATTTACCTGACGCTACGTTCTTTTTACCAGCAAGCCCTGAACTTAAATAGAAAGGTACTTTAGTACCATTAACATCACGGACGGTCATCATCCTACCTGCATAATTAACAAGCGTAGATGCACCTATTTGCCCTGGAGTTTCTGAAGATTCGTAGGGTATGTGACTTGCCTCATAACTTTCTTTAGGTGCTTCTTCAGGCGCTTCTTCATCTCTTAATGCATCGAAGTCTTCGTCAGACACAGGTCTACGTCTTGTAGACTCAGGGGATACTGTAGAGTTAGCGTAGTCTATTACCTCTGGCTTTTGCATCTTCATTACTTCATGCATATAAGCATCAGTTGGGTCATTGACAGGGTCAAACGAACCTTCTTGAACGCTCGTAATATACTGAGCTACTTCGCTATCTGTAACATCACCGTGCTCTGCTGGGTCAGAAGAAAACGCAGGTCTTTCTGTAGGTTGTCCCTCTGCTTGCGCTTGAGGTTCTGCTTTAACCATCTCAAGAATATCCGCCATCGTGAGATTATTTTGTTTAAGCACCGTACTATCAGGCATAGGAACGTCTACTGTATACAGCGGCTCTCCGTCATCACGCTCACCGGTTTTAGTATAAGCAGTTTGTTGCCCATTAATATTAATCGTGCCACTGTTTTCATCCATTGCAGGCTGTGGCTGTGGCTGTGCCGTATCTTCTACTGAAACCTCTTCTGCTCTACCTTCTGGCAGTGCTCCACGCGCACCTCGAACATTCATAACCCCATGTGCACCACCAAATACAGGCGATAGGATAGCTGCGGTCTCTGCACCTTCCATGTACTTGTCTAAAGCTTCAGGAGAGGTCACGTCTTGTCCAGTAACAGCTCGGCGTGTGGCCTCTATACCCGTCATTGCAGCAGCATTCGATACTGCGTTTGCCCCTACTTCTTTGGCAATATTAATTCCAAAACCACCTAATTCTTTAACAGCCGCTTCTCTAGTTAACTCACCAGATAGAATACGAGGTGCAAGCTCTTCCGCTCTTTTAAATAGAGTACCCGCTAATTTACCTGTTATAGGCAAACCATAGTGCCCAATGGCAGCTTCTACTAAACCGCCTGATACGTTTGCAATAAGACTTGGTTCTTCAGTACCTGCTTCTCTAGCAGCTTCAATATTCTCACCCATCTCTGGGGCAATATCTGTTCCAATAAAACCAAGTGCTCTAGCAGCGCCTACTCCAAGAGCAGCTTCAGGAGCAAGTGCTCCAGCCGCCATACCCGCAACAGTAGGAACTCCATATCGACCAACGATACCAGCTATAGGCTCTACTATTTCTTTTTCACCCCATTTTAATGCACCAGGAATAACACCTTGTTGTCTAGCTGCGGCTACCTCTTCATCAGACACGCCTTCATAAGTTTGCGCCGCTTCATTTTTATACTCTTCAGCTGCCTTACGTCTACCAGCGGCTGCTTCAGGAAACCCAAATTCCTCTAGAGGCTGTGCAATACCTTCATTAGCAGACGCCATACTCTTTTTAAACGCCCCAGAAATAGCACTAATCGGACCTGTCTTTTCTACGTGTGCTTTATATGCAGGGATAATATGAGTTTGAATAGCATTAACAATAGCATCCTGCGACATTTCGTCAGGGAATTCTACGTCTCCGATATTTGGAATTTCTATAGTTTGCATTAGTTATCCTTACATAGGTCCAGTATATACTTGTTTTTTAGTTTTTGGGTCTACTGCAATCATACTACTTAATGGTTGAGGACCAGATGCACCTTGGGAAATAGGCTTAATTAGATGACCAAAATATTTAAGGCGTAGAGGTTCTGGAACTGCACCAAGGATTCTTTGTTGCCCTTCTAATAACCTATCAGGAAAATATTTGTTGTCTTTGGCGTTTTGCTCAAGTAGTTTACTAACACTATCTACTGTAGATTGTTCTAATTTGCGTTCTTCTAAACCTTGTTTAGATTCTGCCGCTTCAGGTTTATAAGTACTCTGAGCTTTATAGTAGTCAGACTCAGCCCTATATAGTGCACCTTTATCAGCAAGTTCTCTTTCTTTCTGGCCGTAATCAGCAGCGTCTTTACCGTGTGTATATCTACGAAGTTTGTTTTCGGCATCTGTTTTAAAATTAGCGGCTCTAGCAGCTTCAGCACTTTCAAACCCTTTAAGTTTGATTGCTTTTTGTTCTGCGCGTTGCGCTGCTTCAACTTCGTCACGAAGGTCCATAAGTTTGT